CATTCAGATCATTAGCTCTTATAGCTGATCCGGGGTAGAATGTAGCTTTAGGAGTGGCAAAAGCTGTATCTCTATAGATCCTAATCGCTGCACCATTACTAGGAGCACTGTTAAATCTAACCGTTGTTGCATTTAGCAACGAATATGCAGTTGTAGCAACTCCACCAAGACTTGCCTTGATGTCAGTTGTGTCTAAATATGGGAATGTGAACGAGTAATCGGTGGTGGAACCGTTACCCGTGTATAAATTTTCAATTGTTACGGTCATTTTAGAAGTCTAATAAACGTCTTAAGTCCTCTTTTGTTTCGTTTGCTTCAAGAGCTGCTGGCATATTGCCTTGTCTTAAAGCGTTTTTAATTCTATCATTTTGTAAGCCCACCTGTGAATACTGCGAATGGTATCTTTCCAATGCAGAGCACGCATACTTCATAGCATTTCTATGAATTCTTGATAGTTCTTGGTGGACAACTAACTCTTTAATTGGATAGTCTTTTTGTTTTTTCCACCCTCTATCTCGTTTATATTCTTTCATTTTTCTAGTCCAAAATCCATCTTCTGAATTCATCATACCTTCTATCTGTCCAGCTAAATTCATATTTTTAGCTATCCAGTTGTTAATCCAATTACGATCTTCAGGACTTAATAACTCTTTAGTAACAGGATTGACCCTCATACTCTGTACGTTATCCCATCCTGTACTAATTAACCACTGTCTCCAAGGCTCCATATCACCATTGGATTTACCAAATGGCATGAAAGCATTAGCAGCAGCATTAAGAGGTTCGTGGAATCTAATTGGTTTACCTGTATATATATCTAATTGATCTACCAAACCCGGAGGACTCATAAATTTCCATTTGTTAGCCATCAATGAACCCCAGTCGTTTTCTACATCTTTTAACTGTGGAGCTATAGCTTGATTCAATACACTTCTCATACCAGACGGTGCAAAAGGTATTAAAGAATCAGCTTGAGACACAAGGAATCTATTGAATGCACCTTCATCCCCAGAGAACATAGATACTAATGGTTCCATTCCACTGAGGAATGTTTTATTAGCAACGTTCATACTAATAGAAAATGCTATCTTTTGATATAGTTGTTCAGTTAATGATTGATCTACACGGTTAGAAAAGTATACTGCATCTCCCACAAGACCAAGTAATGAATCAAATGGTTCAAATCCTTTGTAGCTATGCCATTCACCAGTAATAGGATGTTTAATAGAATTAGGTTCCCAGCCCATACTGATCATACGCTTACGTTCACCAGCACTTTGAGGACCATTACCAGTTAAATTACCTTGCAATGCCCACATACCAGCACCTGTAACTACAGTAGCACCCATTAATTGGCGGCCAATGTATTCAGATTTAAGTGTACGGAATGCTTCATCACTATTATCTAAGCCATGCTCCATTAATACTTCAGCTATTTCTTGTTTAGTAGAAGCTGTAAACACTTTACGAACCTTAGTTTGAAGAGGTATTAAACCACTTCCGGGGGTAAATGTCCAAGATAAATTCAAGGCATTTAAACCAGTCCTTGGGAATAAAAATAATGATTTTGCTGCTGGAACTTTTTCCAACATTGTATTCAAGTCATTTGCTAACTGACTATCTAAGTTAAGTGCTATCTCTTGCGAAGCATGTTTAGCTGCCTTATCTGTTAATAATCCAGTGTGATCGAACGCTTGACTGTACAATCTTTTTTGTAGTTTATCAAAAGCTTCTCTACTAAACCCACCTTTAGTTTCTTTCATTAAGATGTTATATGCTTTGGCTCTAGCAGAACCACTAGCCATCAATGAGTTAGTAAAACCATCAATAGCATACATAGCATTAACACCCCATCGAACAAATGGGTTGTTGTTATACCAGCATAGACCTTTAGCTATATTCCACATAGCCACCTTACCAGTATTACCTTCTGATTTCCAGACACCAGCCATAGCTTCTAGTGCTTCAAAGTTATCCATCTTAGCTTGACGTAAGTCTGCACGACCACGCATCATAGCTTCCTCAGGACGTGACTTAGCTAAACGCCATTCGTCACCCATTACTTTATAAGCACGTTGGAAATTTTCTTGAACACCACCATAAGTCCAAAGAGCTTTCTGGAATGTGGCTGTATCCCCTGTAATTTTAGCACCAGCTAATACTGTAGCAGGTTTAAATGCAGCTAACATAGAGTTACCTGTTAGTGCTCTTACGGGTGCCATACCAGATAGGATATGGTTATACCTTACACTATGTAAACCTTTAACAATTAAACTAGGTACTTGAGGGTTACCATCATAGAATGCTTTCTTTAAGAAACCTATGTTTTCTTCTGTCCATCGGTTAAGTTTATATATTTGATCAAATTCACCATTGGTAGCTTCCATTGCTAATGCAAGTGGTTTAAGATATTCAGGATTGTTTTTAGCAATGTCTTCTAAAGTACTATAGAATTCATCACCTTTATCTTGTACAGCTTTCAAACCTCTAGCAAAATCAGTGTTCTGATCCATAATCCAAGCTTTTAATGCAGCTGGATTACGAGCACCTGCAAGTTGTTTATACTCACCTACCTTGTTAGATATATACTGGTTAGCTCTAACTTCTCTACTCAACAGTTTTAATTTTTCAACAATAATTTCTTGCTGCCTACCTGTCATTGCTACATCACCAATCAAACCAATAGCAGCTGCTGTATCAGCAATTGTACCTGCAGCTTGATTAGTAACTAAAGCAGACGCACGCATTACTTTAGGATTATATACTTGTTCAAATGATTTAATAAAAGCTTCATTAACAATACGCCATTCTTGTTGACCCATGTAATTCTTCTTATTAAAGAATCCAGTTTTCATGTCATTGACAATGGATTCCATTTGATTCAATTTGATGTCAGGGTTAAAGACATTATTATATAGTTGAGTAACAGCTTTGTTTATTTCATCTGGAGGTATAACTGTACCATCAATCTTAGCACCAACGTTAGCAGAGATATCTTTATCAAATAGATTTCTATAAGCTTCAGCTCTTTCAGATGGATTAGCATTAGCCATCCTCTGTATAAACCTATTACTTACAAAAGGTCTAGCTCTACCATTAATAGTACCTGCATTATTCTGTATCCTCCAATTATCTATTTTAGCTTTAATTGGATTAGGTTCTAATTCAGTAACAGCTCTACTCTGTGGTCCAAGGTCAGGGGTATTAATAAATGGATCATAACCTCTATCACCCATTGGATCTCTGATTAAGCGACTAACTGCTTCAGTTCTTTGAGCTTGAGTTCTACTAGATCTACGACTTAAGACACCAAAACTAATAGGATCTTCCCCTTCAAAACCTGTAGCATGTCTAGCTAAAGCACGCTCTGCAGCCTCATCTCCGGGAATAACTTTCATAGCTTTAGACAAAGAAAATGCAGATGTAATTAAATCTACACCAACACTTAGTCCAGCTGACTCATAGATATTTTTCTTTCTTATTACGTCTGGGCTGTCACCATCTCTGGTAGCCCATGGTATATCCCAACCTAGCCATTCATTCAAAGCTGCAGCTATATTATCTTGCTCTTTAGAATGAGAAGATATAGCAGTAACAGCTGTGTCTACACCAGCGTGAGCACCTATTGTACCAAGGATACGTGTAGCTTTAGGTATAGATCTAGCAGCTGTAGCAGCCTTTAAACTACCTGTAACTGCACCACCACCATACATTGTAGGTATGATAATTGAAGCAGCTTCTCGGATAGCTTTGTGAGCTGGGTGGTTAGATCGTGGTGAGTTTTCATCCCACCATTCATTAACAGGTTTTAAGAATGGTACTAACGCAGCGGCATCAGCAACAAAATCAGCGACACCTAAGGCTGGTATAGAACCAGCAGCTACGATGTTTTCTAATCCTCTGGACCATTCTGGTCTAGCATCCCAATCCTCTTGACTGACATTCTCAGGTTTTTGTAAACCATACTGAGCTTTTTGTTGCTCTTCATGACCACCCCATGAGTGATCACCTGCACCACCTTTAACAGCATCAGCTGTAGTAGTAGGTTTGGCAGCAGCCTCAGGCATTATTTCAGCTTGTTCAGTAGCTTCCCCACCTTCTTGTTGAGTTTTCCATTGTTCAAACTTTTGTTGTTCTTCCTGTTCAAACTTTTCCTTGTCTGGATCAGGTAAAGCACTGTTGGCTTGTATCGAACTACTATTATCCATATGCACCTCCAACTAACATTTCAGTCCAATCTAATTTGTTAGCTTCTCCGTCTGGATCTAGGTTCATATAAGCGTGCATATTTGCTGGGTTCCTAAACATATTAAAATAAGCTGTTGTATTTTTATCAGCGTGGTTATTAGTAGTTGGGGCATCTTTATGAGAAAGACCACTGTATTTAAGAGACACATGTATACCATTGGTACTTTGATGTGCTCCTACAATATACTTTTGATATTCAGGTTTAATCTGACTAAATGCTACTTTATGCATTTGTAAAAGTTGTGGTGGTATTTCAAAATCAGGATCAATTAACTTCATCTGTGCTTCTAAAAACATCAGTTCAGTCATCTTGACTTCACCTTTTGGTCCAATACCAAACTTACTTACATAGTGAGATACATCTGTAGGGAATCCAACGTTTCTACCTTGAGATACATTATCAAAGAACTCTCTTACAGAAACTGGTTCTAACAATACTTTTTCATAAGGTAGTTTAGGATTAGCAGCAAACTGTTCTGCTGTCATCTCACTTAAAGGTATTGCGTGACGTTTAGCACCAAGAGAAAATGTACCAAAATGAGGTTTAAATGTATCACCTGCACCTGTTGTAGTTATTTTATAATCGTTCTTAACATCTACTTCAAATCTTTCTAAAGCTTGAGTAAGTATTTGACCTCTACTTAATTTAGGATCTTGAGCATAGGTAGTAAAATACTTTTTAATCCTACCTTTACCTGTGTATACAGCTAAAGCAGCAGAAGTTACATCTTCAGATTCAAACCCATAACTATGTAAAATATCTTCAACTCTAGCTTCTACATGATCTTCAAGTAGTTTTAATTCAGCTTCATTAGGTTGAGCTGGGTCTTGTTCTTTAGCAACCTTCATCCATTTAGCTTGGTTTTCAGGTGATAACATCATTGATTTAACAATGCTAGTAGTTACCATACCCTGAGCTTGTAGCTTTTGAAGTGTAGGTGCATAGATAGTATCATTAGCTTCTGATGTATGGTCAGTAACAAATGTTGCTAACATCTTAGACATCATATTATCAGGACCATATAACCTGTTAGACTCAGCTATCATAGAAGATAATCTAGCTGGTTCCATTGGTGTATCTCTATTTAATAATTCATTTCTAAATTTTAAAGTATCAGAAGTTAACCTAGCATTACGACTCTTTGTAGCTAATTGTAAGTTTGCATTAACTTTATCGGTATAACCATTTAAAGCATTATCAAGTTCAAATGCTCGTTTAGGGAATTTATTACCGTATAATAGTTTCTCACCATTAACTTCAATCTCCATATTTTTAAGCTGTTCTATTTCTACAGGACCAATTAACCCTCTAGAAATAGCATCTATTTGGTTGTTGTGTTCTGCTGCTAATACTCCAGCACGACCTTCACCATCTGGACCTATTAAGGTTTGTACATATTCCCAGTAATTACCTTCTTTAATCCTAATTTCTGTAAGCTTAGCACGTTCTGCTTGTACTTTAGACTGCTCTGCTTTAGCGTTCTTTTCTTTAACTGTAGTTTTTACACGACCTTCAGCTCTTAGTATAGACTCTCTAGCATATTTAGAAAGGAGTTTATTACTAATACCTGTACTTTCTTTAATTTCATTAAGATAATCAGTACGGATATTCCTTAGAATAACCTCTGTTGCTTCTGGATTACCTTGAGATGTAGCGTCATGTAATGATGTTTCCCTACCTTTAAAGTTATATTTCTTACTACCAAGTTTAAGGATACCATTATTAATATAATTCTCACCTGCATTCATAGCAGTACCAACTCTAAACCCTTGGTTTCCTAAGAAACTAAGTTTATGTATTTGGTTTATCTGATCCCATGATGCACCTTTCTTACGTGCTTCTAAGACTGCAGCGTTAGTACCTTTATATGTTTCATCTAAGGCACCTGTAGCATCTTGTATACCTTTAGCAGTGTTCCATGACAGACCTAGATCTATTGCTAGATTCATACCATGATCTTGTCTTGCCTTAGCAAAACCTTGTGCACCTTTAACACCTATGTCAACTGCACTCTCTGCCCAACCTTCTAGCTTTTTAGCTGTTGCTTGAGATGCTGTAAGTTTTGCTTCAGCATTTTGAATTAAACCTTCATGCCTTTTAGTTAAAGCTTTTTCAAAGCCTTCAGCAAAGTAAGATTCAAGTTTTCTGTTACGGTTTCTATCTACTTCTTCAGCTTGAAATTTAGCTTCTAAAGCAATAAGATAGTTTTGTTGGTTTTGTCCTTCCCCTTGGGAGACTTCTTTCCAACCACTAAGGTAGCGTTTACCTTCTTCTAATATTTTATCTGAGGGATCTTGACCTTTTAGTAAGTTCCCTGAGTAATCTGATTTTTGGGCGTACCCTTTAAATAGATTTGCCATTGTTATTTTTAGTTACCAATCCATTTGTTTATCCCACCTGTAGCTGCTGCCATACCAAGTTGAACCAAGGTATCACCGAAGCTAGTATCGTGTACTGTGTTGACTCCTCTAACAGGTAGTGGAGGTGCAGTAGGTTCAAGTACTTTGTTGTATACTGTATCAGGTATCATTAGTGGTAGCTTCTGCTGTGGCGGTGCAGTTGGTACTGACTTAAGACTTGCAGATGCATTAATATCAGCTTGATATTTATCCATACCAATACGCTGTTTATCAGCTTCATTCTGCTCACCAGCACTAATCATAGACTGTTGTAGTTGTACTCTACCATAGTCAGTTTGTTGTTTAAGCTGACCAAACTTCATACCAATCCCTTCCTGTGCTCTACCAGCATCTTGCTGTGCAGTAGTTAGTTGATTAGCAATATTAGAATACTGTAAATTTGTAAGCTTTGTTTTGTTAGCTAAAGCAGCTGAAAGCTTTTCTAGATCTAGGTTGTATTTAGATTTAGCACTAGACACACTTTCCATTAAAGCCATTTGAGCGTTACCGTGGTTTGCTAAAATAGCTTGGATAGCTTTCTCTGCAGATCTACCTGCTTGACCTAATGCTTTTTGTTGACCTACTTTCTGTACATTTTCTGTCCTCATCCCTTGCATTTTGAATGCGGCATCTGCCTTAGTAGCTGCCATACCATCCCTTAATCCAACTTTATCGAGGGCATTATTTATCAAGTCAAACTCTCTATTAATACCTGTTTCTCTGATCTGTAATTTTTCTACAGCTTGTGCTTGCTTTACTTTATCTGTCAGACCTTTAGTTTCTAAAGCTGCTGATTCTCCACCCTCAAGATATTTATTTAAAAGATCTTTGTTCTGGAAACCAATTGAGATTAACTGATCTTGATAAGCTCTAGCTGTATCATTTAAAGTTAATTCCTCTGCTATATTATTAAAGTCTAACTGTTCGTAATAACTACCAACACTAGCATTATATGCTTCAGCTTCTTTGGCATAAGAATAGAGACGCATGTTCTCTTTATCTTGCCATTGACTAAAAGCTAAATTGTCTTTATATTTATTAACAGTTTCTTCATTTAACTGTTGGACATACTGAGCTTCTAGAGTATTATAATAAGTACTCCAGTCTTTGGCTCGTTGCCAAGAGTACATCTCATTGTCATAATCAAACTTTTGATTGATTACGTTTTGGTTATCCTGACGTTCATCAACGCCATTCCACCATGCCATAATTAAGTCCTCCTGTAATAACGTGGGCTATAGTTCCCTTCCCACATCATTGAAGTCAGAGAGACTGGGAATGGTGAATCACTAAAGATTCTAAGTAAAAAGTTTTCTGTACGCTGGTGTATAGGTAGTGTATATACTGCCTGATCTACCATAGGTACGTCGTCAGCTAGGTATTGGTTAGCTTCCTGTACTGGTTGTATATCATACCAGTTATCTTCATAGGCTATCATCTTAACGGTAGCAGCTGGAGCTGCACCCATTGTAATAACACCTGCGTCTGTAATAGTAAAGTTAGTTGTGTTGGTACCATCTAAGCTGACTTTGATATCATCTTTATCTTGTATATCAAATGGTAAACTAAACTCAGTTCTACTACCATCTGTTATAGATGAAAAATCATATGACTGACTTCTTAAACCATTGGATGTGAGTTTAAAACCTAGTGTACTAGATCTACCTACTGAGAACTTCATTCTAGATATAGTTAATACAGCACTATAATCTGCTGTCCCTTTATCTAATTGGAAATATGTTTTAGGTAAGGTTATATCATAGTCAAATGTATACCCTACAATAACGTTTGTAGCCTGTCCTGATAAATCTATATTATCTGCTTTAAAGAATGTACCATCACTATCTGAACCACGTTCAGCTTTCATAGTAAAACCAGACTGAACAATAGTACTATAGTTACCTGCAGCA